GGGCCGTTTGCGGCGGCTAATGGCAGAGCTGGAAAAAGTCGATCTGATTATCATCGACGAGCTCGGCTTCGTGCCACTTCTCCGTGAGGGGGCTGAACTCCTATTCAACGTTGTAGCCCAAGCGTATGAAAGGCAAAGTATTATTGTTACTTCTAACTTACAGTTTGGCCAATGGAATACCGTGCTGGGGGATAACCGCCTCACAGCGGCGCTTATCGACCGTCTGGTCCATCATGCCCATATCCTGGCCTTTGAAGGGGAGAGCTACCGCCTGCAGAGGGCACTCTCCACGATAGCCGTCAACCAGTCAGACAACAAAGAGGACAGTATTACAAGTATGGCGAACTGAAATCTCCCCGAATCTTTGGGGGAGAAAGATTACCTAGCGTGATGGCAAACTCTGCATTTTTTCATTGCCGAATTCATCATTTTCTACTTGCCAAATACATAATATTAAGCATAGCTTTTCCAATAGGTGTAGAAGTATCAAATTTTTCTGTACTAGAAATGAATTCAACGTCATGCTTTTTAAATACATTGATAATATTGGCAAAATCTAATGTACTTCTACTTATTCTATCTAATTTATACACTATAACTTTCTCAATTTGCCCTGCTTTAATATCATTCATCATATTTTCAAAAGCAGGTCTATTTGTGTCTTTTCCACTAAAACCTTTATCTATGTATGTTTTATATGCTTTTGTTTCATCAAATTCTCTTTTACAAAAATCAATCTGGCTCTCAATAGATATGCTATCTTTTTTATCAACAGATTGTCTTGCGTATATCGCTATCATCTTGGTTACCTCCTGATAATGTATTTTAGTTATACATTATCATATTTTTACTTTTGTGTCGAGTGATTTTTATTGTATGTAAAGTAATTATATATTTTTTTCAGTATCTCTTTTTTTTTTGCTTCTTGTTCTTCTGCTGAATAATCAGGAATAATATGTACTATTTTAAAGCCATTAACTTTTTTTGGTTCTTCTATTCTCATATAATTCCCCCTTCAATTCCCTTAAATACAGTATATTTTCCTTCTCTTGTCCATTATGCAAAAGGGGTATGTCGCACTACACAACATACCCCTGCGTCAAATTTGACGTACTTTATTAGAATATATTCTTTATCTGTATCCTAAAAGGTTCTGATACAATAGTACCTGCTGTATTCTTACACCACAACTTTACATATCCAATAGTATTTCCAGCTTTTACCACACAGGTATTAGCAATGGGGTCTTGGCTTTGTATTGTTGCTAGTGTTGTTGAAGATACCCCATCATCAGCAGTAAGCCAAAATTCGGATTGTTCACTAATTGGCAATCCATTATCAGTAAATGTTGCTGTATATGTTGCTGTATAGTTCTTTACGATTGATGTATTACCTGAAATGGTAACTGCATAATTATGCTCTGGTAGTGCTGTAACGATTATACTAATAGTATCATATACATTTGGATTTTCTGCCAATGAAGCGGTAATGATACATTCTCCTGCACTTATAGCTGTAACTAATCCGTTTTCATCGACTGTTGCAATAGAAGAATTATCACTTGAATAAATTACTTCTTTTTCAACTGTATTATCATTAAGTTTAACCTGTACATTTAACTGTAAAGTGCTTCCTTCCTGTATACTTGCTATTTCACCGTTGATAATTTCAAGTGTATAAACATAATCTCCTGCATTGGCAATTTCATTGACTAAATCATCACTAGAAATGATAGAATCCAATTCACACCATAAAACCAATAGTCCGTTTTTAGTCCTATCAATTCCTGTAACCTTCCATGCTTGTTTCATCTTTATAAAACGCTGTCCTATATTGATATTTTCACTATCAACATTACTTTGCATGGTAACTACTATTTTTCCAGCAGGAATAGACAAGTATTGGTTTGTTTCAACATCAAAAACCCTTGAATCAACTATACAAGGAAATTCCTTGATTGTGCCTTGAAAATTGAATTTTATGTTATAATTACATCTTTGAACTATGCCTTTGTAGTATGTATATCTTTTATGTCCTATTTCACTTATAATAAGCCAATATTCGTTATCCCAGTTAATCAAATCCCCTCGTTTAATTTCTTCTTTTGTTGCTATAGTCCGTATATCTGCTTGTCTATTTACTGGAAGGTTATTTATTAGTGCTTTTTTTGGTATTGTATCATTGTTCAAATATATATCATCTCCTGCCATTGAAAGCAGGTAAAGATAATCATGGTTAGGAAAATCGAATATGTTCACTTTATCAACTCCATTCATTAATTTTTGAATATTTGGACAAAGTAAAAAGCGTTACATAAAAATGCTTGAAATGCTTGATAATACTAAAGAAGAAGTATATTTTTAAGACGTTTTTAAACTCTATACTATAGGGAAGTAATATAAATATATTACCCCCCTATATCGTAAACCCTGAAACCCTTGATATAAGCGGATTTTATTTTTTAAAAAGCGTTACATTTATTCCTATGTTTCTGTACTCTTAATAATGAATTGTTCATACCTTTATGATGTCGACATTGTCTATATCATCTTTAAAGGTCGTCGGTTTAACCGACTATCCTAAAAAGCGTAGATTAAACCGACAGAATTATTCTCTAAACATATATACCCAACTAGCACCATCAGCTATATTATCTGAAACATCGTCACTAGGCAATAATCTTATTTTGCGTTCAAGCTGTGATATTCTGCTTTGTATACTTTCGGCAAAGTCCATTATGGATATATCTTCATTCTTGTAGTTTTTCATAAGATTAGGATTATTGGCAATCGCTTCAAGTACACTTAATACAGTCGAATATATTGCTCTTTTTGCTGTGTTTGATGTAGGGTCATATTCTGATGTAGGATTAGTTATACCGTTCTCCTGTGCCAATATGCTTAATTCTGTATCGTTAAAGGTAATTTCCTGTAATTCAAGTTTAATACGGTCTAAATATGTCATAATAAACCTCCTATAATAGATTTTTTTATGAATAAAGAAACCCCTCTAATATGAGGGGTTTTTAAAAATATTAACTTAATTTTTAAATTTTATGCTTGTTTTTAATTTTTTAACTGGGAAATATACCATAATATTAAATGTCAGTTTAATTTATTGTATTTTTCTGGCAACTTATCAGGTAATGAATCTAACAATAATTCAATTGTACCTTTCATTGAATCATAAATTATATAATCCAATCCTGTAAAAGTAATTCCTCCTGATATCTTATCTAGTGCGGCATTAACTCTTGAATTTAATTCAGCTTCCTTTATGTTTTTATCATCATAATATTTTCTAAAATTTTTATATGCATTACTATTAAGTATCTCCTTGACATATTCAGATATTTCTGTACCTTGAGAAATATCAATAGTTTCAAATTCTTCAAATACTTTTTTGTTATCAATTAGTAATTTGCTTAACTCCTTCATGTTAGTTACTGTGCCTAATTTATATTTTATGTCCTTTACTGTTGACAAAAAAACTTTTGTTTTTTCTACACTTTCTTTTTCAATATTAATTTTATTTATCCTATTACGTATTTCTGAATCTTCTTTCAAATTTAATACTTTTTTATATAAATCAATTGCATTATCAAAATCTGCCTTTTTTTCATATTCTATTGCTTGCGTTTTTAAATCATCTATTTGTTTCTGCAATTTTTCTTCTTTACTTTCACATCCAAATAAAAATAATAGCAAGAAAAGCACTAAACATATATTTATTATCTTTTTCATAATAACTACACCATTACACCTCACATTTGTATTTTAGATTTATTTTTTAAATATATAATAAAACAATTTTACAAATATAGGCATATATATTTATTTAATATCTTTTCCCAGCTTCCCATTTCTTTCCACACTTTAAACAAGTAATCATAACTTTTTTACTACCNATTAATCCTCCTAACAAACCAACTGGGCCTAGTAATAAACCTCCTGCTGCTGCCTTTCCAAGTCCGAATCCTTTATTACCTGCTGCAATTTGAGTTGAACCACATTTTGGACATCTGATTTCATCAGACATATAAACACCTCCATATGTGAATCTTTTGTATAATNATATCACATATTTTAGCATTACACAATATTTTACAAAAATTTTTTAAGCGGTGAGAAAGTGGTTTGCTATGGCACAAAAATTCAAAAAGGGGGTAACAACTTCCTACATAATCTATATTATGTAAGCAATAGTATATTTCCTTGTAATCCTTGCTATTACTGCATTTCAACGTATTGATTTTACTGTATTTGACTGCTGGAAATAATTGAGATTATACAAAACTACAGTTTTGTATAATATTCTCCTATGAAAGAATATTGCACCTTTGAACCTTGTTAGTTTGTGCTTGTGTTAGTTTTGTATAATCAAAACACTTTAGTTAACTAAAGGATTGTATTAATTTTAGTACATAAATAGATAACATGGCGGGATTGGGCAAACTAATCCCTACTATTCCAATAGGAATTATATCAATACTTTCACGTTTCTACCCAATCCCTTTTTGTCAATATTTATAATTATACATTTTAATGAATATTTATACACTACAAGTAAACTTTAATATACAACATATAGTATTATTCATTTTCTGCACTACTACCTATTGTATCGCTTTTGATTTTCTGCATTTCTGTTGATACATCGTAAATATATGGTGTTCTGCTGAGTGCTGTTTCAAGTGAAATCAATCCATTTTGTTTTAATGTTGTTATATTGTTAATTATCTCAGTTGCATTTTGTGGTATATCATATTCAAAGGTACAAGATATATTGCCTGATACTTGTATTCCTTTTAGTGCTAATAATTTCTTTATCTTATCCCATCTTTGTATAAAACCATCAAATAAACTATCTTCATTTACTCTTGCTTTTATACTTGCAAGAGAATACATCATTTTTATAGATGTTTCCGATAGATTAGAAATCTCTACTGAGTTCATGGCAATTGCTGGTGTTTGACTTATGTTAAGTAACTGTGTCATAAGAATATCATACAATGCTTTAAAACTTGCACTATCCATTTTNTTTTGCACTATCTGAAAATCTGCTGAATCATCAATTTGCAATAGAAATCCTACTTGATTTTGGTCTATTGTACCTTTGCCATCTTTTGTTATTAGCGATGTTCCTTTTAACACTGGTATACCTGCGATAAATTTATATAGTCCATCATGGTATTTGCTGATTAAATCTTCTAGAGAATCTATTATCGAAATGTAATCTTCTAAACTACTCCTGCCTTTGCAGGAATCTAATTCGTTTATTGTTTTATATTGTATCGGTAAACCTGAAATATTTTTGTATCTTCCTGTAAGTTTCAATCCATCATCATCTATATATTGTGTTACTTCATTTTCGGTATACAATATATAGTATGATATTCCATCAACTATGTAAAATTCAATAAATGCTATCATTCTTCCTGTTTCATCAAATACTGGATAGCTGTCCTCCGCAGGAATTATCCTGCTTGTGATTGTGTTGTTTTCGTCTATATAAACATATTCGTATGTTTCACCGTATTTAACCATTTTATCTAAGATTTTAAAGTCAATAGAATTATACCTTGCTTTTTCGTACACATCCTTAAATGTTTCCAGTGTTTGTTTATCTTCGGATGTAAGCGTTACAGGATTTTTAAGAAGGAACGATGTTTCAAAGTTTAATAAGGTTTTTGCTAACTGTAATACGATTTTTCTTGTTTTATAAGGTTTTCCGTTATACTGTTCATTAGGTCTGTATAAAATAGCGTGTTTACCTGAAAGATACTCTTTTAGGTCAAGTATGTTCTGCACTCTCTCTACATGCCATTGATTGGTAACTTCATCTTGAAACCACGTTGGCGAATTATCATANTANTTTTTAATATATTCNNTCAANGTCATATTAGAAACCTCCTATNTCTATTATCTATCCGTCAAAGTCCATCTTCCCATTTTGGGATTGTGTTAAATATAATATCTGCCTAATTTTAAACTCTGTACTGCTAATGCTGTTGCTATAACCAAATCATCAAAGTTATTTTTTCCTCTTACATTACCTAGCTTGCCATCCTTTTCCATATATATCTGCATTTCTTGTAATGTTTCTCTATCGTTGAGAAGNATAATTCCTTCTTCAAATGCTTCTTTGAAATCTTGAATTAGCTTTGACTTGCTTACATTATCTGTATTCCAACCAATTTCCAATGTTTTCCTTCCTGTTGTTCTATCCCANTTTTTAGTTTTGTTCAGGTTTAAATATCCTATTTCACGNTTTAAACGATTGATAAGATCCAGTCCATAACTATTTCTTTCAATCATTAAACAAGCATAATTAAAATAATCTCCTAAAGCGTTGACTATATTAGCAAATTTGTAAACAGGGATTCCACTTTTATAAAATACTGCAACTTGTTCACCGCTTGAATCCAATATTGACATAGCGGACAAGTCACCATCTTTTGAAAGTCCTGAAGCANNATCTANACCTGCAAAATACATTTCTTTAGGTTTTGGCAATTTGTATATGAATAAACTTTTATTTAAGTAAGGGTAAAGTATTTCGGGAAGGTCTTTTATTTCATTTGCCTTAATTGGCTCTGGTATAAATAATAATCTATCATTTATCTGCTTCTGGTCAAATACACTTTCCTGTGTACTAACAAACGCTTCCTGCCATGTAGACGGAAAATCTTCCTTGAATTTTTCCTCTGATATGTTGGTTAGTTTCCACCTACGCCACATTAGTTGCACTTTTGTTGCCCCCATTTCGTATAGTTTTTTTTCGGTTTCGTCCATCTCATCATCTGTCAAATGTTTTATTATGCCTTTTTTGTACCATTGTTTTGCAAGTTCATATTCAAATTGATATTGTTTTTTCATACTCTCACAAAACCAATTGTAAAAAAATGGTTTATATCGTGAATTACCTGCCATTGAGTCCTTAAAAAGCTCATAAAAATGATTTAAACCTTTTGCTGTGCTTTCAATAAATATTCTGGAATTTTCGTTTTTTACAAGGGAATTTTCAATTGAGGATAGTATCACATCTTGTATTTTTTCATCATAATATGCAAATTCCGATAGATGTATTAAATTTAAGGAGTATCCTCTACCTATCCCTTGTCCTTTACTCGCTGATGCTGTCCTAACTGCAATACGAGAATTATTTTCGAGAAATAATTCCATTTCATTGTTTTTTCTAAATCCAATTCTGAATTTATTTGAAATACTTTCATACATTAATTTCAATCTCGTAAACAAATACTGTGTTGTATCTTCTGTATGTGCTAGCAATAGTACATTGTAGTTTTCAAATTGAAAACAATAATATAAAATTAACCCTAATAATAATGTGCTAAAACCTATTTGACGTGGTTTTAATATTATGTTATATCTATCCATATTTTCTACAAAATGTTGTTGTTCTGGTGTTAATACGAATGGTACTAGTTGACCGTTATAATCAATTTTTACAAAGTTTTTTAACCAAAGTGCTGGATTAGCATTAATTCTNCTTAGTTTTTCTTCTCTAGTTAGCTTTGGCACNTTCTCACCTTCTTTGTTATATAGTCCTATTTTTGCTTAAAATTAGTTTTAAAAGGCATAAAAACAGCAGGTAATGATTTTATATTACCTGCCTAAAAAAAATCGCTCTAAAATAAAAATAAAAAGCGTACATATCATTCTAGTATTAAATCATNTTCTTCTTCTATTTCTTCCTGCTCTGCTTTATTTGATTTTTTGGCTTTTATGGATTTTTTTAATTCATTTTGAAGTGTTAAAAATGTTTTAACCGCTTTATCATCACCTTGTTTGGCTTTTTCTGAAACTGCATTATATATCTCTACAAAATCTTTATTGGATTTCTCCAATAGCAACAAATTCATTAGTTCTGCGTATTCTTCCGTATTTTCCCATTGCTTCAGGTTACCGTATTTTTTTAAACTACCCTTACAATACTTATCAATAATGTCTTGTTCTGTAAATTTGGAAAAATCTCTGTTTGAATTGCTTAATCCGTTTCGCCACATGAAATAAGCATACTTGGGATAATTAGTTGTGTTTTTCCAATATTGTTTAAGTGCTTGATTTAACAATGATATTTGCCTTGCCATGCTTCATTCCTCCTTGCATTTTTGTGAAAGTTTTTTAATTTGATTACACTTTTTTCTTTTCTAACTTTTTAATGTCTATGCCCATTATTTTACATAATTCTAATATTTTTTGGTAAATATTATCTAAACTCCTATTGATTGTTTCTAAATCTTTGGACATCGTAAATACACCCTCTTTAATTATTTTTGACGATTAAAAAAGGATAACCTTTTGTGGTTACCCCATATTGTTCTTTTAGTTTTTTATTTGCTCTAATTCGTTTAAGGCAATAATTACTTAATATTTCTTGTAAACTTCTTTTTAGTTGAATTTGAGTTAATTCTTTCCCATATTTATTTTTTAATTCTTCTATTACTTCTTGTTCTGTAATATATCCATTAATATTAATCTTGTTCATTATTACCTTAATAATTTGATTAGTTCTTTCATCTGATGCTTTAGATGTTCCTTTTTCATTTTCTTCCTTATATTGAGGATATATTTTATTTGCTATATCTTTACCAAATGTTCTTAATACCCATTCTCTTGATATACCACACATTGTAAAATTATTGTTTTTTAATAATTTTGCTTTATCTTCTGCATTGTGTAATTGATTATAGCAATAAGATTTTATTTGATAATAACTAACTATTTTATTATAACCTTTTTTCTTTTGTTGTTTTGCTTTTGATAATATTTTATCTGGTATATCTTCTAATGGTACTTTATCTATTAAATCTAATAAAGCAAACAATTGTATTGTATTATTTGTTGTTTTTTTAGAATTTGTTGCGAATAACTTCATAAAATAATTTAAACTACCAAAAAATATTGGATAATCANTAATTGAATAATCTTCACTCATAATATTATTTTTAGCATAAACATTTAATAAAATTAATTTATCTAATCTTGGTTTAATATAAGTCCATAATGTAGGATAATCTTCTTCCATTTTGCCACTTGTTAAATATTTTATATTTTCTTCTAAAATTGCCTGTTGTTCTTTTTGCCATTCTGTTTTTAAATCAATATTATATACTTGCTTAATAAAATTAATTGCATGGTATCTTGTGCATCCACTAATTGCTTCTATTAGTTTAATAATTCCACCTTTAAAACCACATCCAAAACAATTATATACAAAATGTCCTTTTTCATTAATTATAATTCCTGCACTTGGTCTTTTATCATCATGAAATGGTAATATGCAATTAAATGTTTTATTTTCTACACCTAAAAAATTATATAAATCTATTGTATCTATAAATTTATAAAATTCTTCATCAGTTGTGAATGTAGTAGGGGGTTTTTGGTGGACTAATATATCAATATAATTATATATTGATATATCAGTCCACTTTTTCTCCTTTATATGTTTAACATTAGAAATATCTATATTTACAAGTAATTCTTTCATTTTTGCAACGTCTAATCTGCGTATAGCATCTATATGTTCATTAGTGTTATCAATACTGAATTGTTTAGATACTTTTGTTTTAACTAATATATTCTTTGTTTCAGGTATAAAATCAGGTACTTTTGAGTTCAAATGTTTTATAAATTCATCTGCATTATACCGTACATCATTATACTGGTATACTGTGCAAAGGTATGGATTATTTATATCTTTTGTCCAGTAATATCCTGGCAAACGCATTATTCTTTCTGGGGTATATACTCTTTCATCAGAATTAAAATAGTGTATCAATTTCTTTTGTACTTCTTCAAATTGTTCTACTTTAGCATTATTTACAAGCCAATAAACATGGTATCCATTTCTACTATCAATAATAAAAGAAGGTACAAGTCCAAAATCTTGTACCCTCTGTAATACTCTTTGCTTATATTGATTTACTGTTTCTAAATCACAATATTTTTTATTATCATCTTTCCCACAATCACAATCTATATAAAAAGCATTTATCTTATTTATTTCATCTTGTTTAACTCCTCCACTATTAACAACAAAATAAATATTATATCCTTGTTTGTTGTATTCTTTGAGTTCGTCTTTAACTTCGTCATAATAAGAACTTGGTAAGTTTTTTGCATCTTTCCCTTTAATTCTTCTAAAATTAATTTTCTCATTCTTAAATATTTTTTCTAAAAATGTTTTTGTGTCCATCATAAATATTTCCTCCCTTTAGTTGTTCTTTTATTTGTTGCTTGTATTGTTTGGTTATAGTTTCATATTCCTTAATCGCTTGCCAAACTTCTTCCTTATTCTCAAAAAAGAAAACTAAACTTTTGTTGTTTTTTTTATTAATTGCTAAATCAATAATTGGGTAACCTTTGTTGCAAAGTATTTTTGCAAGTTTGCTTGAATAAACTGGTATGTTACCTTTCATGTTCTAGTCCTCCTTGATTTTTGAATAATTAACATAATTTTTTCTTGTTAGTGCTAAAGAGAAAATATTTGAATCTATTTCATCTTTAGTTTTTTCTGTTGTAATAGGTCTGCTAATATATTCAAATTCCTTTATTTTCGTAAACTTAATTTTAGGCATGAAAAAAGGAAGTCCTAAAACTTCCTGCAATTCTTTTAGTTTTATATTAGTTTGAAGTCCACCATTATTAAACCAAATCTTTCCATTTAGGTTATACTTGATTATAAGATTTATAAAATCTTCTAAAGTGTATTTTTGGCATAGATTATATAATTCTTCAAATTCCAAAACATCAACTAAATAATGCTTGAATGTATCGTGAAAATCTGGATTATAGAAACCCTTATACCCTCCATCAATTGATAGTAGTATTATTTTCCCTTCTTCTGTTTTGGGTAAAGGGATTTTCAATAAGCTATGTAAATATAACGCTGTACTCATTGAATATTTTTGCTTGTAGATGTTATTTGTTACATCATTATTTAGATTATATGCTTTAGGATTACATTTATCTTTTTCGCTTAATCTTGTTACATGATTTGATATACAATATCCTTCTGTAAGGTCAATATCTACACCTATATATTCGTTTTGACTTTGTTTTGATTGATATAAATTCCTGAAATCATAGAAATAATTAATATCATATCCTTTGACTTGCTCTATTAAAGTACAACTATACAAACTATCAATATCGTTGCTTAGAATTAGGTCATACTTTTGTTGCATAATCGGGATAGGTTTGTTCTATCCCTTATTCACTCGCATAATTAAGATTATCTCTACTGTAGATAATCCCTTATTCTACCTTTCCATTAGGTGAATAAGGGATATTATCCAAAACCCATCTTTCGACACCTCCTAATTTCGTTTCCTGTTGTTGCGTTTTTGTATATTGTTTTATTTATCATTGACTTTGTCGTATTCCTGTATATAGCTGTCGTACTTTTTTTTGATAGCTTCATATGCCTTTGGATTTTTTAGTTTTTTTCGTTCAAATTTGCATAAATTTGAAATTGAAATATGAATATGATTAGATACATCTTCAAGCGTCAAATCTCTTTGTTTTCGCCATACTGTNTAGAAAAAATCGTTGTTTTTCATATAATCACCTTCTTATTGGAAAATTTTTGATATAAAAAAATAAAATAGAGAAAAGAACTGCTTAAAGCAGTCCTTCCCTCTTAACTCAAACCCAACTTCCTTCAGATACCTAAAGATGAATTATTGTGCAACTGCAACCGCTTTGCTATTNAGTACCTTTAGTGAAAGTTCAGTAACAATCATACCTTTCAAGTTATCGCCATCTTTTGCAAGCATTTCAAAGGAAGGTTTTCTAAGGTAAACCAACCTCAGATAACTAGGGTCAACAATCAATAACCTGTCATTGGGCATATGTCTATTTAATACCACGTTTACAATTCCATAATTTGTAATAACCTTATTAGCAACAAATCCATAAGTATCCATTGGCTGATTGTAATTTATCTGATTAGCATAAAAACTGTCGATAAGTTCTTTATAATCCGAATTGACAAAGCAATAGAATTCATTACTACCTAATCCACAATCCCACAACCTCTTTACTACTGCTTTAAAATCATTTTGCGTAGGTGCTTTTTCAATTTCTATCACGTTATCAGGGTGAACTTGCTCGAAAATGGACTTCATTCTTCTTATAAAAGGTTCTTTGCTACCGTCATTATAGTTTGTAGGTGCAAGCATTTTCTTTTCAATGTTTACTTTAACTTCTGTCAATCTGTCGTTAATTTCAGAAGCAAACAAATCATTGATACCTACAATAGTACTTGCCTGAGCCGAGCCGCTAACCTGTACTGCCTTTGAGAATATCTCCATCACATTTGATTTTTCTGCTCTACCACTGGAAACAAAAGTATCAACGGTAAATCCTTCTGTTTTGGAAATATCCTCTGTATCATCCAGGGTCTTTTCTCTCCAGTTAATAGTTACGCTTCCAGCAGTTTCTACAAGTTTTTTATTCATCAACAGTGTAGTAAAAGGTGTATCTGTAGGTGCAACAAGTGATATTTCTTTACTCAAGTCAATATTTTCATGTAAAGTAAAATTAGTTGTTTTAATCATGTATCATTACTCCTTTCCGAAAATCTTATTTAGTTTACTAAAAATCATGCCTTCTACATTTTTTTCCTTCTCTGCAACCGAATAACTGTCATCTGCTTTGTGGTCATTCGGCTTGTATGAGTTGTCTATATCCTGCTTTTTCTTCAACTCAACCAATTTGTTAATTTTTGCTTGTGCCTTCTTAATGTCATCGCTTTCTATTAAGTCAAACACTTCTTCAGGGTCAAGTCCTGCTTTTGTAGCTTCCAGTTTAATCTGTGTTGCAATATTTGTTTTTTGTAATTCAGAATATTGCTGTTTGAGTGTTTCTACATCTGCAATATTCTTTTCAAGTTCTGCTATTTTAGTTTCATACTGTGTAAGCATTTCCTGTACTTCTTCTTTGTTGTAATTGTCTTTGTTTAGTTCAATCATGTTTCTTAAATCCTCCTTTATATTTTATGGGTGTGGTGTAAAGCAAACATTGGTCTATATATCATCAGCATATAGCTGTTGATACCGAAAAATAAATATAGAGGAAGTCAATTTGACTTCCTCTAAACAAAAGTGGGATAGTACCGCTTTTTTCTTGGTTTGGAGGAGGGGCAGGACTTGAACCTGCATAAAAAGCGGCAAAAACTACCTAATATGAGCATATTGTTCTGGTATAGCTGCCACGAAAGGAGAATATATCAACCCTTGCGGGATTGATACCTTGAAAATATTTTATAATCAATTTTTTGATATTAAAAAAAAATAAATATAAAAGGGTACTTTATAGTACCCTCTCCGAAAGGAATGTATAATATCATAAGAATTCCAGATAATATATTTAAACCCTAATGGGTAATTTTCAAAGTTATATTTATATTCTATTCATTATATAAAAAATTCAATTTCTTATTAAAACCCGCTATTCATGCAGGTTTCAAGAATTTTCTATTTTATAATCAAAAATTCTTTAATTTGTTTATAATTCTATTCATTATATAAAAAATTCAATTCTTTCTTAAAATCAGCTATTCATGCTGGTTTCAAAGATTTTCTAAAAGTCGAGAATATTTATTTTTATATTTATTCTATTCATTATATAAAAAATTTATTTTTTTCTCAAAATCCGCTATTCATGCGGGTTTGCAAGATTTTCTAATTTATGACGATACCTATAAGATGCTTCTCTCCATTGTTGTTTTAATACATCCTTCCAACAACTACTGCTATATTTCTTACGGTTTGATGTTCACTTGATTAATATTCTATTCATTATATAAAAAATTCAATTTTTTATTA